CCCTGCGGTTCTTGAAGCCCCAGGCTCTAACATATTCTTTACGTATATTTGGTACATGCCCGTAACTTGACAGACGAACTGTTGTAAGCTGCCGCCTGCCAGCATTCCTTGCGGGTCGTATGGACTTACTAAAGGGATTGCGCCAACGGTGAGAGTAGTTTCCCCCGCTCCAAAGCCATCGCCCGTAACATCGGCAGGTATTGTCAGTATTGGTGTCATTCCCTCAGAAATCATAGTGTTTGCAGATACTACCGTGGGAGTAAGCCAGCCAGTAAAACCGCCGGTTGTATTTCTCTTAGACCGCACGTACCCGATCAACCGCACAGGCTTGTTTGTGTAGGTTGCATCAGAGGCGATGCAAATACTCATGGCGTGTACGGTGTGTGTACCTGACTGTGTTCCAGTCGTGTTGATGGATGTCCCATCCACGGTAAGAGATAGTTGGAAAGTATTCGCCGTAACTGCTTTTACAAAATAATAAGTTGAAGCCGCGAGCCCCGTAGGAAGTGCGCCCGTTGTGGTTAAATTTACTTTCATTCCGTTGTAAAACCCGTGCGCTGTCGCTGTAAACACCGCAGGAGATGCGACGGTAACAGTAAAGGTTTGACTGCCGGGCATAGTGCTTTGCAAAGATAGGTCTGGAAATTTGAAGGGAGATACTCCCAACTTTATAGTTCCAGCTCCGTCAGAATCAATCGCATAAACCCAAAGGTCATGGTTGATACTGACTATCGTGTCCCCGAAACAAGAAAGCGACGCTTTAGCGTTTAGCGTGTAGGACAAAGCCGCTGCCACAGTTCTTTGGTTGTACCCCCCCACTGTTGCAGTTGAACTTCTAAAGCCAATTTTCACGGCGCCAGCACCCGACGCTGGGTCCGTTGTACCGTCGGCCTGTTTTAAATTTACTACCAGATCACTTCCAGAAATAGTCGCAGACAAACCTAAGTTTGAAAGCTCATAAGCTTGCGTCGTAGAGGAACCGCCAGCAGTACCACCACCTGATCCTAGAACTCTCCAGCGCGCACTGGTTGAATCATAGAAAGCCATTGCCACTGCGTTTGGCTTCATCGTTACGTTAGCGCTATCAAAGCACAAGAAGCCCTCGGCAGGACTTACTGCTGAGTCGTGTTTTATCAGTACTTCAACACCAGTAGCATTTACTAAGATCCTAAACGCATCGGCCTTAGTTGAATTAATACCCTTGATCTCAGTGAGTGCTGCATTTGTAAGCCTTGTGACCACAACACCAGTGTCAGGTATTGTAAGGGATCCAGTCGATGCCGCGTCTGTCGCTGGCTTGAAACCGATCTCTGCGAATCTCTTTTGTCCAAGGAACTGCTGATCAAGAATGTTTACAACGCCTCGGTAGATCTCACTAGCGTCGACAACATCACCTGTAATGTCGAGTGATCCGAACTCAGGAGACGATGGAACTGTTGGCCTACTCGAAAGGCTGAATACCTCTAAAAAGAATACCTGTAAATTAGACGATGAAACGAAATTGTATGATGTCTCAACCCCTGCTTCATTTGTATAATAAGTTAAAGTCCAAACGCCTGCCGAATAAGTAACTCTGCCGTAGACCTTCTGGCCTCCAGCATCTTCAAACGACTGGCCGGTTACGCTATCAAATAAAGCACACTTATTATCTGGTGCACCTGTGATCACTCCGTAGCTTACGTTGCCACCGCCTGATACTTTACCAATCATTTGTGTTGTTATTACACTTGAGGTTCCGGTTACCCCTGTTTTAATTATAGCCTGCCATTCAGCAACGTATTGATTTATATTAAGTAGATCAGAAGCAGAAATCTTTTCACCAGACCCATCAACGCCGGTGTGTGCATGAGATAAGCCAACGCCAACTCTGAACTTGAGAGTGAGAGCATTAAGCCGAGCAAACGCTGTATCATTTGCAGCACCAACCACATTAGATGAGTATGTGAATAGGAAGTTGTAGACTTCTGATGTTGTGATCCCTAGAGCCGAGGCTAGAGAGTTTACGATCTTTTGCACATTTACTGTGCTTGCTCCTGAAGCTGCAGCTACGTTGTTTAGATCAACCTTGCCAATGGTGGTGGTATCGACCTCACGAGACATGAAGGATGAGTTGAACGTTGTTTGATTTGCCAATTGTCCGTTTGAAACCGTCATTCTGTAACCTTCCTAAATGTCAAAACGCCACTTTGAAAGAACCTGTTGGCGCCGTCCATATTATTAATCATGAACCGAGTTCCGTTTCTATCAGCTCCAGTAGACTCTAGTAGCATCTTGTAGAACGTTCCCCTGGTATCAACATCAGGCATGAATTCAATCTTAGCCTTGGTGATTAAGTACTTCATAAAGTCCCTTAGAGCCTGAACTCCTGCTGCGTTCTCAAAAAACGGTGAGGTCTTGATATTCAAAAGATCAGTCGCTCCCCTGAGGTTACACTGCATTCTTTGGCCATCGCCAAACTGTAGAGTCTGAACAACTCCATTGGTTGAGGTATTAACCACAGCACTCTCTTTGACCTCGAAGTCTTCTGGCTGAATGTAGTTATCCATCAACAACTGTGGACGATACTCAGATCCAGTTCCGTTCTGTGACAGGTAAGTGTTTGTACCAGTCTTATTACTAACAGTAGTGTAACCAAGTAAAACCCAAGGTGAAGATCCGGCGTGAGTGCCAGTCAATGATAGAAGTTGAAAGGTAGAAGCTGCCGAGATTGTAATCTTTCGAAGTGTTCTATTTATAACTGCAGTATATGTCTGAGTCCCTGCCAAAGTCATAGCCGTTCCGACTGCATCTGCGAACTCAGATAGAGTGTAGTCACCAACGCCGATGGCTGCAGTTATCTCAGGACCACCTTCAGAGAAATCAAGATTCTGATTCAACTTTGTGATCGTAGTTCCGTAGTAAAATACTGACAGCGTGTTTAAATAACTCATGTAGAAAGTATCCTTAAACTCATGCCTCTTGCCAAAGCTTCATTTATCGCCTCAACAATCTCAGCACCAGCACTTGCTTTATCACCCCAAACTGGACCATAGAAGTTTAGATTAAACGTAGGAGACGCTTGGCTTTCACCCTGTCTAGCTAGGAATTCAGTTAAGTCTTTATTGGATTCAGATGGAACCACTCGCTCACCAGGAGCTAACATCGCAGGGAAGCTATCGCCTGAACCAACTCCTGGGATGGAATCGATACCACCTTTAAGTCCAACTCCTGAAATCTTAGCTACGTTTGCAAACGCTTGAACACCAATTCCAGCAGCCGCCGCAATGTTGAAAGGATAGGGAACATTCGCTAGGGCGTTCTGAATTGCTAGATAGGCGTCTACCGTGGCTTGAGATACTGCAGCTGCCTTTCCTATGCCTGCGATTTGTGCGTTACCTGATTGCGCTAGGGCTGCCATACCACCGAAGAAAGTTGAAACCCCTTGAAGCTTGGCTTTGCTGTTCTCTTCTTCCTTCTTCCTCATGTCGTCCATCAGCTTTTGTCTGGTGGCATTGTGTTGCATTTCTAGTTGAATCTCTGCTGCTCTTTTTTCGGCACCAGTAAGACCAGCCTTCTCTAGCAAAGCATTCTCTTGCTCAAATAAATCAATTTGTGATTGAATTTTTGCAGCTTTAAATGATTCAAATGAAATTAACTGATTATCAAGTGATGACTGTAAGGCGTCTTGCTGCATGGTATACGCGCCTTGAATATCAACAGAACCCTTGATCAACTCCTGAGCCATTGCCTTAGCAGCATCAGATCTTGCTTGCTCCATCTCTGTTAATTTTCTTATCTTCTCTGCATGAGCATCGACATTTGGCGCTACTTCTTTAAAAGAGTCTCCCATTGTTGTTGTAGCGCCAGCGGAGGCTTGGGCCATATCCGATAGTAAAGATGTTAATTTACCGTCGCCAGTCTCCATTGATTTTGTCATGTCTTCAAAAGCATTTTTAGTAGTTGAAAATGTTCCTGCAATACTCTCAAAGTTACCGCTTTTTAAATCCATCAATGCTTGAAACGTATCCACGACGGCAGTTCCAGCGGTCACCAATGCTTTAAAAGATACAACTAATCCATTTATAACTTTTTCTATAACGGATGAAATAGTAGCAAATACATTTAATGTAGTAGTCATCATTTCGCCCATGGTTCTAGCCCACGATGCTCCATTAGACTCTGCGCCTCTTACTAAAGAGTTTAGTGCTTTAGTAAGTTCATTTATTACTGCAACAACAGCAGGGTTTTTAACAATTACATTTCCAAGTGCCTGAAAAAAGTTTCCAGCGGCGTTGTCAGCAGACTTCATTGCTCCAGCAAATGTCTTCATTGACCCAGCAGCAGCACCAGTCATTCTATCTTCTAGTGTTTTAAGTACCTTTTCATAAGTTCCTGCCTTACTAGCGGTCTCTTCGATTACTATTCCCTTCTTTCTAAAAGCAGCGGTGCTTCCTTCAGAGGCTTTAATAATCATTTGAGTAGCTGATTCTAGATCTATTCCTAGAGTCGCTGAAAGATTTAGTGCGGCAGTTTGCGCCCTCATCAAACCTTTTTCAGTCATCTGAGTTGTTGATGATAGTAGGGCTAAGTTCTTTGCTATTACCTCATCGTCAACTCCAGATAAGGTTTCCATCTTACCGATGTAATCTTCTAAAGCTTTTGCACCTTTTTCAGTGAACGTACCATTCATTGCCATCGAATTAGCAAGCCTGGTCATTTCTTGTTCAAATTGAATAGCTTCGCCGATTCCTTCGAACAGCTTATCTTTCAAATGTCCAAAAGCTTCAGAAGCTAGAGCTGCACCTTTAACAGCAAGGTTTGCCAGAGTAGTCCCTGCAAACACTGTCATCACATCGCCAAATTTATTAGTATTCTTTGTTGAGGCTTCGGTGAACTTAGCGATTGAGTCTTCCATCATCTTAGAAGACCTGGCTGTTACCTTTGCCGACTCATCAAGGGCTGAGATTAGCTTCGCATTATCAGCTTCTAGTTTTACAACTAGTTCTTCAAGTGTTGCCATGAGCCCAAGCCTCCTCTAATACTGAGACATCCTTAGATGTCATCGGCTTCTGTCGCCCGAAAACAGCGTTGTAAATTGGCCACCACTCACCGAAAGTTAACTTCCAAAAAGACTCAGGCGTTAAGCCAAGTTTAGTGAATCCTATTGCTAAAAGCAAATCCCAAGGTATTTCTTTGTCTTTGGGCTCTGCAATTATGGATTTTTTTTTAGTTCAGACTCAGACACCGCGACTTGGGTCTTGTCACCAGTTGTTATCTGGCCAATAAAATGAAGTACCTGAGTAGATGACCCTATTCCTTCTATCATAATAAGATCCCAAATCTCTTCAAGAGTGTGCTTCTTTTCTGCCTGACAGAAGTAAATTACTTTTGCCACCTCTGTTAGTCCAGGAAGCTTTTTATTCATCATGTTGAAAGCCAACATTGGAATACCGTAACCTAATGCAGACTCCAGGTTTGCACAGTTCTCAAACGTAGGTCGGAGAAGTACTTCTACCTCTCCAACTTTGATCATAGATTCGTTACGATGTTTGTTCGCCATTAACTATTAAGGAAACAAGAAAATAGTTACTGGTCCAGCAGATTCAGCGCTCATTGAGTATTCGCCTTCTGCGTCATACGATCCGCTGATTTCTAGTTCGCTGATCTTGAAGCAACCCTCGTACAGCTCTTTTGTTTTTGCGTCCAATAGAAGAATGCAAGTCAAAGCGTTGCTCAAGAAGTCAGTTCTGAATTCTGTGAAAACTGCTTCAGAAGTGTATACACCTGAACCAGACACAGATGCTGACCGAACACCAGCGTTGTCCAGCATTGATTTCCACTCATTAGAATCAACATTAGTGATGTCAACCGCCTCTGAGCTGAAGCTGAATGAAGCTGATCGCAAACCACCAAGGGTTCTATAAAGCAAGATGTCTGCAGTAGACTGGGTTGTATCGAAAACAATCGCGGCTCCTCCCGGACTTAGTGCAAGCTTAATTGTATTCGCATCAGTCACGGTGTGGACAGTATAGAAGGATGTCGTGTTGACGATTGTCAGAGTTCCAACAGTAATAAACTTAACAATGTCACCGACTTTTGAACCATGAGCTGTCACTGTTAGCGCACTAGTTGTCGTTACAGTTGCGACGTTGTCGAACTGTTTACACTTCTTTAGGATTAAATCCTTACCGCCAATTTCTTTTTGAGTCGTGTTACAAACTGCCATATTATGCTTCTCCTAAAAGTAGGTTAAAGATTTGAATCCCGTGTAGGGTTACGTTATCAGTATCAACTATGACATCGACGAATTGAGCGCGCAAGCCCACAATATTCCACCCGTCAACACAGATGTTCTGCTGGTCTAACAGCCTATCAATTTCGGCCTGAATTGCTTGTACTTGCTTACGACCTCGACCGGCTTCCTGATACCACACATGAATAGTCATCTGAGACGACCATCCCCTGGTTGTGTAGTTTGATCGTATCTCAAGAGGGTTCTCGCCAATGGTTACGAAAGGAAAGGTCTGCTCCTCAGGAACCGACGTAGAATCAAAAACGCCGTTAATTAAAGCCATCAAGGTCACATCACCAGTGAGGGTCTCGTAGATAGTCTTTTGAAGCTCCCTTGGTGCCCAGGTCATTTGAATCCCTTAATGAAGTTATTTAGTGCCAACTGATGAATCTTATCCATATCCTTAGCTACTGTCCTAACAGCAACACTGAGC